TCATAGCCAAAGAAATGTCGTCTTTTACCTGTCGCCGTTCTGCTAGCTTCTTCTTTAGTCGATTGTAAATCTTTACCATCTCAACGGCAGAGACAGAAACGTACTCGATCACATGATACAGATCATTGATCTCCGCGTCAATAGATGATTGCTTTTTGTATAGTGCTGTTAGAGTTTCTTGTGACTTAGCAGCAAGAACATTAATCTCATTGATACAATCCAACATCAATATTCTCCGTAAGCTGCTTTTCGCCAACCAACTTTGTATAGAAACTTTTTACTTCTAACCTTCGTTGACTTTGAATCTGCGTATCGTTCAACGATAAACCTTTTGTGTTTCCAGTTTCGTTCAGAGTCGTACCCGACAAATACTATATCACAATTTTCTCTGCCTCGGAACTTTATTCTAACAGGATTATCTGTTCTGGGTTTCTTTTGCCTCAGAGTCGCGCACCACCCAAAAAATTCCATGCACTCGTACCACCAGTGACGAGCGTCAGACTTTGTTCGTTGAACTCCAAACTTCCTACCTTTGTCAGTTTTGTACTTCTTATGGTACATGATCAGCACTCCAGAGAGTTTAGAAAGTCTCTTTCTCTGTAACTGTTATTTTTCAAAAGGACATTATAAAACAGATTATAGCACTGCGCTTCGTCAATGTCAATAATAAGTTGCTCTAGATTGTACCTCTCGATCTTTTCTCGAAGCTCTTTCATAATGTTGCCCAGTTCCTTGCCTGTCGGCTTCTCGTTGAACATCAAAGCAACAAACTCACCATTAAACTTTTGTTTGAGGGCTTTTGTGTGTTGGTGTTGTGCGTAGGCTTCGTTGTATGCATTTTCGAACTCAGGGAATTGTTTAAAAGCCCTCTGGAGGTGTTCTCCCTTGTCAACGGGTTCTGGGGCGTCATCGTCTTTCAAATCGGGCCAACGACCTCTAATCCATTCTAGCATGCCGTTGTACATCTTGCGCTTCTTGTCTCGTACTCTTGCCGCATATGATCGGTTGACAAGAAGAAATTGTTTAGGATCAAAATACTTTGAAGAAGCAGCAAACTCGAAAATATCTTCTGGAGTTTTAAACTTTGGAAGTCCTCTCAAATATAGGAATCCTAGAAATTCTAGAGCATCAGAATAATCTCTAGTTACCAGAATTTCTTTTACAACTCGGTCTGGATTTTCTTCATCTCGCAGAGTATACCACAAACCATCGTGGCCGTGCTTGAATCCCAGACGATGCGCAGTCCTACCGATAAAGTTTCCGAGGTCGTTGTATGCAAAGTAGTTGTAGCTATAAGAAAACTCTTCGCTAGGGGAAAGGATCAGGTCAATCTGGAAGTCTTCGAAGTCGAAAGAAAAGCAGCTTCCGTTTTTGAATGTTGACTTTGGATTGAACGCAGACACAACCTTATCAGTCCAATTATCAGGAAAGTTTAGTCCCTTGTTAACTAGAATGTCCATGTCACCAAAAGATTCTTTGGATGCATAGAATGGAATCAGACACCCGTAAATGCCAATTTTCGAAAGCTTCTTTACAATCTTTTCGTATAGATTGTAAAATTCCTTTTGAGACTCAATCCTGCGAGTCTCAAAATTTAGCGCGTTTCCACCCATTGTTATCTCCTATTTTATCCCATATCTTACCAAAAGAAAAAGGGGCCGTCAAGCCCCTTTCTTTAAAACTGTCCGTTTAGATGTCGAGTCAACCCTCGATTCCACACACCCTCATTTTCATCGCGTCGGCAATAGATGTTGTCGCGAATTGACATTCCGGCATTGTATGGGATAGTTACTGCATCTTCAGAGTTCAGCCTAGAAATCGCCTGCTCTCGTCCAACTTCCTTGCAAAAGTTGTCTTGTGGTGAACACACGGACCAACCAAAAGTCATAGTCATTTCTGCATAGTTGATGTTCGCAGCAACAGTTAGAACCGAGTTCATAACCTTTCGGGTCACAGGGTTGAAACGTGTGATGCGGTCGTATCGAACTACAGGCTCGCCAGATGGCATTTCTGCCCCTCGACCAGTCAGATCAAAATACGCCTTTAGAACTTCATCAACATTTGCGCCATCGTTTTCCACATCATAGAAAACATCTACTGTAGTAAATTCCCAAGTCCCCGCATTCAGCACAGCCGCTTTGTCCCCCATGTGTGAAAGGTAAAGGTCTTTAGTGATTTGGGTTCCTGCTGTAGTTAGTTTGCTCATAATAAAATTCCTTTTGTTTATTGATAATAAGCAGAAATAGATTCTTTATACTCTCGGTTGTCTGCTAGACCCGAGTAGTAATCAGCTATCCCTCGCAAGTCTTTCGCGCTCATGTCTTGTCCGACGTTGATTGCTACAACACTTGCTCTCATACTATCACGAGTCAGAAGATAAATCAAGAAGTCTTTAATCATGTTTCCAGTGCCTATATTTGTCGAATGTTGCTTCAAAGTTTCCTTTGCCCTTCTTATACTCTACCACATCTACAATTGCTTGCCAAACTCTAGGCAGAGCTTTAACTGCATCCTCGATTTCTGGCGAGTTGCCAACTTCGTCAAAAATAGTAGTAAGATTTTCTCTCACTAGCTTTTCTAGATTCTCGTCCGAGGCGAACTGTAGTAGAGGGAAAACCTTGACAAATGGGCTAACGTATACAGTATTTTTGATATACTCCTGATCTAGCTGCTTTATATTTGCTAGGCCCATCGACTTCTGAATCAAGTCAACCGCCTTTTTGCTTTGCTTTGGGGAAGGCACTGCCTCTTCGTACACTTTATTTAAAATGTTTCCTATTACATTGTATATGAACCCGAAATTCCGCATAATAGAAAACCCGGAAGACTTAAACTGCTCTCCCAAATCTTTCTTGAAAAATGATTTGAAAAGATTGGCCCCTCGTTCAGCCTTTTTCTGGTCATCGTAGAGCAACCCAACAATAACGTATTCATTTGCTTTGCCTAAAATTTTCGCAGCCGCAGCATCAGATGGCTTGTAATCTTTGTTGTCAAACCTTGCGACAACTTCAATTGGTTCTTTGGAGAAGAACACGGCTTGAGTTGGCTCTGCGCTGTGAATGATGCCTTCACCATAATCAACTACACCATCAATCCCAATCTCTCGGAATAGCTTATTCCAAAGCAAAGAATCTGGAGAGACCTTGCCTTCCTTCTGCTCTTTGCCAGAAGACATTGCCATCATGATGGCAGCTTTCATTGTGACGTACCAGAATCTTCCTCCCCAAGTTTGAACTCTGGCACTGCCTTCTGATTTATCCGCCCATTCTTCGACCATGTCAACAGAATTCTTCCAATAGATTTCTCGCTTCTCGTCGTCCATCTTATCGACGAAACGCTTTTCCATTTGTGCGATTCTGAAGCGTGCAAGGAAGTTGCCAACTTTCCGAACATAGTGGTTGAAAGTAACAGAATCAAAGTTTTCTTTGTTCAGGCAGACAAGGTTTCTGTTGTAGTCAGTCTTGAATACGTTTGCGAATGGGCTTCCTCCAGCAAACGGCAAACTCTTTAAAGTTTCTGTTCCTTCAGAATCGTTTCTCAGTTCAACTTGATATAGAACGTATGACAATGGATATGCATAGATTCCCAGTGGAGTGTTATACTTTGAGGTTGGATTGATGCCAAGCTTGTCCACTTTGGTCATGGAGACAAAGTATAGATCGTCGTGGCCTTCCCTTACAACATCTTTGGGATCGTCGTACTCATAGTTGTCCTTGAAGATTTTCTTCAATTGTTGAATCACAGGAATCTTTGGATTCTGGTCTGGATTGCGTCTTGCTTCACTAATGAAATCTTTGAATTGCATTTTTATTGTTCCGTTGTTTTTAGACAATTCAACTATTTAGAACCCTGATTGAGACAATCTTCACTAGAGGTGCCTTGCGCACATTCAACATGAATTCTCGATTGCCACACTTTGAAAAGTGTTTCAGGCTTTCTTCTTCGACTTCGAATTCTAGAAGATTTTTGTAACGATCAGGAACAAACTTTGAGTTGTTGAATTTCCCATCTCTGACTCTGGACAGGACAAAGTCTTTTGTGCCAAACCATTTAAACTTGGAGTTCCAAGACAATGATTTGTGTTTCATTGTATCTTGGAACTCTTCGTCACACATGGCCCGATAAAGCCTCACACTCATGTCACTTGAAGAAGTTTGAAGCTTCAATCATTGCAGCATCGGTAAGAATAATTTCCAGCAGATGCCCGTCGTCATCATAGTCGGCCCAGTTCAGACCGTAATGGATTTCGAAGAACTCAGAAAGAGTGTGCTCAGAAGCAAACGCTTCATTTCGAATCCGGTCTTTCAGACCGTTGAAGTTCGATTCGGTGTTGAAGATGTTGATGGACATATTGAAAAAGCCTCCGTAGTTGATGGACAAATTATATCCAAACTACGGAGGCTTGTCAACAGGTTTTTAGTCTTCTTCAGACTTTGTGTCTAGTTCTGTGAAGATGCCACCAAAGGAAGAACACTCCATCACATCAAACCAGTCTTGAACAAATTCGTCCGCTTCAAACTTCTTGCCGAGGTCCATGTTTTCTGTGATCTCTTTGAACATTGACGTGTCGATGCCTAGAAGCTGGTCCTTCAAGTCTTTGTAAGTGTTGAGTTGTAGACTATGAATTGCAAGGGAGATTGCAACCAATGTTGAGCCGGGAAATTCATAGCCTCGCTCGACGTACTTCTTGGTGCGATACAAAGCACAGATTGGATATTGGCTCTTATTCGAATAGACTAGACGACGACGGGCAATGTCTCGCAGGAAGTGTTCGTGTGCATAAAAATTTCCTTCCTTGAAGTTCCACAGTCCCATCACACAAGTGAAGTCGAATGTATTCAAAATTTCTTCGGGTGATCCGACGAATCGGGTGATCACTTGAACTTCTCGCTTGCGCTTGCCAACGTGCTTGTAGAATGTCTGTGCATTTTCCGTGGTACATGCCGACTTGTACCCATAGACTTCTGTTAGTGAAGCGACAAACCGATCAGCTACTTCCTTAGATTCACAGTAGAAGTCTAGATCATTTACACCAAGACCCGAAAAGATTGAAGAGATTGCGCCGCCAGCTAGATAGACGCCTTCAAAGTCTTTCTGCTTAGCCGCGTGTCCGAAGAATCGCTCAACAAGAATTGCGACTTTCTTGCTTTCGATCATAGAGGTTTCTAATTGTTTAATCATGCAATTTCCTTATAAAAAATGTGGTTCCCGATTCTTGTTGTCATGACCAGCTTTCTCCAATTCCACTTTGGCCTTGCGTGCTTGGCGTGAAACATCGTTGCGCCCTTTGTGGGGTCTTTGGATTTGTCATAGTTTATTGTGACACTGAATGCAATCATGAGAGCGTCTTTGTACGCTTTCTTGTTATTGACGCTCCACTTTCCCATTCGGACCCATTCGAACTGATTGCGCTCTTTTACTACTTCGCAAATGCTGTCTGGGTATTTACCGTTTAGGACTCTGTTGATTGTAACATAGGCTACCGCTCTCTGTCCCTGATGAGGCTCGCCATAAGACTCATGATAGATGTTTCTGGCGAGACAGTCAATTTCTTTTTCAGAAAAAGTCAAGGACTTGCTGTGCTCAGTTGCTTGAGAGTGTGTTGCAACTGATAGGGCGCAAACCATTATTAATTGCTTGAGGTTCCTTTTCATTGTTCATAGTTTGTGGTTAAACAATTATTTAGTTGGCGTTAAGGCAGTTTTCCACCCAAGACTGAAGCTCTTGCTTCATGATGCTACCGACCTTTCGAGAAATCTCGTTACCTTCAGAGTCAACAAAGACAAGAGTGGGAACTCCGCGAACCTTGTACTTTGGGGGAAGATCGCTACTTGAGTCAACGTCGATGCTTTCAACTGGCACCGGAAGTTCGGATTCTGCGATTGTCTTTTCCAGTTGGCGACAAGGAACGCACCAGTCGGCATAGAATTTTAGAATTTGCATATTACTTTACCTTTAGTTTGTTGTTAAGAAACGCTACAGCAAGCTTGTCTGCGATCATGTGTGGAATGCTAATGTAGTCGGCTTCCACCTCAAACGGACAAGAAGTTTTCCATCGACTATTATCGAAGAAGTGCTTAGCTTCTTCGAGGTGCTTCTTGTTGTTGATGTCGAATTTGACAAGCTTCTTTTGATTTAGAATGCTCACTTTTTGCTTCCAGTTTTAAGTTCTTGAATACAATTTTTCCATTCCTCTGATCCTGTGGGATATCCGAGCGCAGAGCATCTTTGTCCGAACGTGTTACCAGTGGCGAACACTAGTAGAAGCAATAAAGAAAACATGAGGATCGCAGAGACAACTATCTTCACAATCTCAATTGGCATATTCACTTTTTGCTCCCGAAAATTTTTAACATAAGCTCTGCTGTGCTGTCTGGGATAAACTCAGAGTGAACCAGTTCACCCTCAATGATGAAGCCGAACTGGCTACAGACTTTCTCTGCCTGTAGCCGTGTTCCGAACAGACAGATATTGTACTCTTCCCCGTTAAGATAGTAAACACAAGACCAATGCTTTAGTTCCATTTAAGCTCCAAAAAGCTTTAGCTTATAGTTGAGGGACATTCCTTCGAAAACCTTTTCGACTGCTTGTTGCGTCTTTCGAGCCTCGAAAAGAACATTGGAAAACTTGAAGTTCTTCACCGCAAGGGCAAAGTCTTTCTGAGTTTCGATGTTCTGAACTTCTTCCCAAATTCGAGACAGTTCAGCCTTGGTGCTATTTACCTCTTCCACAATCGGATAAACGTATTCTTTGAACTCTGGAAAATACGCCAGAAGCTCGTCAACCTCGCCTTCGAAGATAACAGTAAGAAGGTTCTTCTTCGTGGGCACAGGATCGTTTCCGCGAAGCTTATGCGCAGCAACGTAAGTCGCCGACTTGATCTTGACTCGCTTATTGGAGACAGGATCAAAAGCCACCACACCTTCATCGAGGTCTTTGAACTCAGAAACCATCTTTACGATAGACTCTGCATCCGAAGCTTCATAGACCTTCGGAAGACGAACGTACAGTCCAAAGTCTCGCGACAGGATGTGCTCAACGTAAATATCTTTTTTGTGTAGGGTCTTTCCAGTAAAATTTTCAATGACACCAAGGCAAACCATTTCTGCGTCGTCGTATCGCTTAACACACTTGTTCTTCGGGCCAATGCACTCAAAAACAAAGGTGTAGTATCGGCGGTCAATGCGCTCACACTCAATTGCTTCTTCGTATGTCCAGTGTCGGAGGCTAAGATCACCAAACACTGTTTGGAAGTGATCCTCGTCGCGGAACCCGAAAGTATCCAGCACACAATCACGGAAAGAAGGATAGAAAGAGTGCGGGCCTTCAGCCTTTGCCATTCCGCGAGTCGAGATTTCCCACTTATCGGTGAAGAAGTTATAGTAAATGCCGATCAGCGATCCGTCAACTTTTTCGAATACTTGAGCCTTGGAGAAGTCGAAGTCTTCGTAATACTCGGGGCATTCACCATAGTTGAAGAAGCGGTCAAACTTTCGCGAAACCACGCCGAAGGTATGGCAGCAGAGAATCAGAGATCGGCACTCGATGACAATCGGGTGAGACTTTGGGGAGTTGATCTGATCGTAGTCAAGAAGTACCATCGAGTCTTCAGGGTAAAGTCGGTACTTGATTCCAAATTCTTGCTTAAGTGCCTCCAGCGCGCCAAGCTTGGTCCCGATTTCATTGGATTTGTTTACGAGGTATTCTTGAACTTTCAGCATTTTAAATCCACAGTCCTTGATAGTATTTTCCGAAGAGTCGGAGTCCGTTGTTGATGCGTTCTTGGTGCTTCTTGATGGCGTCGTAATCTGCTGTGTAGGTGTCGTTCGGTCCCTTACACATCCTGAAGAACTGTCCTTCACCGGCTTCCATTGTAACAGGTTTCCAGACAATGTCAATCTCCCCTGAACGATATTGTTCTTCCCAGTCGTAGTCTGGTTGGAGTTGCTGGAATGTCCAGATAATTTCATCGACAACCCATTCCCATCGAGCATGCCATTTATCGTCAGGGTTTTCTAACATGCACTGGTCTTCCCCCAGATTTGCTCTGAGGTGTTCTGGAACGTCCGAGTCATCGACGTAGGGTCCGCCATTGATGGCTTCCCGATAAGCCAGTAGAACGGGTAGAATGAGCATTGAAAGCGTATCATCTACACTCCAGACATCCCAAGGATCAACCTTTACCTTGACCTTCTGCTTCTTCTTGTTGTGAATCCACTGACAAACACGGCTTAGCCAAGAGTCTTCGCCATTTTTATTGGTGGCTAGCCACTTGCCAAAGTTGTGTGCGCGATGATCTTTGTAGTCATATTTGTCTACCCAAAACATTAGCGTTTCTGCAATCTGATAGGGGCCGATCCAATTTACAGGCTTCCCAATTTTAACTTTCACTTTTCTTCCCCAAAGAGTTCAATCTTTTTCGCGTGATTTAGGAGAATAAAAGTGCGTTCTCCTGCGCGGCGATGTTTGGTCGGCACGAGGATTGTGAATTGTGGGACCATAGAGCCATCGTCAAGGGAAAGCTCAACAATCATTGAAAACGCGCATTCGCCTTCTTTTGGTGGAAACGGGGCGTAGTCTCTTCCAGCATCGACCAAGAATCGATCTCCGACTTTATACCCACGCTCTTCGCAGAAAGTTACTTCCGGCTTCACTCGCCACTCGTGTGCGCCATCGGCCCGGACAAGGAGGTCGGGGAGTCGATCAAACCCATAGCCCCAATCTTTCCAATTATCCCACAGTGGGTGCTTGAATTGCAGCTTTTTGCCAGAGGCCCACGCCACGATCATGTCTTTGTTTGGGTGTTCCATTTTGGTTTCGTTGTCGTTGGCGGTCATTTTTTGTCTTCCTTGTTTGTGTTGTCCATGTCAGCGAGAACATTGATCTTTGTAAAGGTTCCGCGATAGTGAAGGATATCCCCTCCGTCGCCGATAATGCGCCAATCAAATTCGTTTGCCCGTCCCCTTTGAACAGTACCATCTCGCAAGCTTACTTCAATTGTCGTATTGCCCTGATCAGGAACTAGGCATTGTCCGGTATTCCTAAGCCACGCAGTAAAAGTCTCTTGGTTGTCAACTTTGGGTGTGGGTTCTTCGACAATACTTTTGCGCGCTACTTCAAGTTCTTTCTCCAAAGATTCGATTTTGTCTAGCAGAAAAACAATATCGGAGGGGGAGACTTCCATAAATCCGCCCACAAGCTTAACTTCCATTGCATGCTGTCGAAGACGGGCGCACTCTGCACTAAAGTTAGAATCATTCATTTTTCGTTCCTCGTGATTGGTAGTTGATGGAGAAGAGTATAACTCTTTTCGGGTCTGTAGTCAATGGGTTTGATTTCTTTAGTATCGACGGTCTTCGGGAATGTCGTAAGGATGATTCTTCCGAATATACTCAAGAACTTCTCGCAAGCTTTTTGACTTGAAGATCGTCCGCTCGCTTCCGAAGGTGCACTTGCGAAGCTCGCAGTCTTTTTCGCCGATGTATAGGGTGTAAAAGCCAAGCTGAGCAAGTGTGCTTTCTAGGATGTCGATGATCTTCCAACCATCGACAGGTTTGATATGCGGTAGAATCTTCTGCAAGCCATCGAAGGTCTTTTCGAGCTTCGCGGCGCTATCAGGGGCGTACTTGTACAGGCTGATCTGAACGACGCGCTGCATCGTCGTGTGGCGATAGCCGGACGACATCATTTCGTATTTGGCGAGAGCCTTGTCAAGTGCTTTTATAGAGGCCATACTGTTTTGCTCTTTGAGAAGCAGCGGCCAGTTATCCTCGCCGGTCTTGGAAAGTTCGCGCTCAAAGATTTTGTCTTTGAGCAGGCTGATCTCGTCATAGAGCCTTTCTGATTGTTCACCGAGCCTTTCGATTTCATTGCAGATCACCGCACGTTGCGCTTCCAGTTCCGCCAACTTTTCACCTAGATTCTCTTTCATTTGATCCTCTTTATTCGGTTAAAATCTGTATCGATGAACTTTCCGACTTCTAGCTTACATACATGATCTTTCCAGAACCAACGATAATCCATCGTAGAACCCGGAATTGTATTTTCAGAAGTCAGCCAGTCTGGGGCCTTATTTTCGGTGAAGGTCTTAGCTGGCGCACTCTTAAAAAAGAGGTGAGTCAATTCAAAAACCATCACTTTTGTTCCTTCAGCTTTTGGGTTTCCGCGTCAAGTTCGATGAGTGTATTATCGATCTTTTTCTCAACGATGTCAAGCACTTTCCCGACTAGCTCAGACTTGTTGACAGCCTCGATTGTTTTCTCGGCGACGTTAACCCCAATCACAACGCCTGCAATTAGTTTGGCATCTTCGCGAGTGGGGATGAATGTGACTAGTAGTGCCCCGATTACACCAAACATAGCACACGCTTTAAGGATTTTGTTTCTGATGTTTTTAATTTCAGCTTCTTTTGTGTTTCGCTGATCTTGGGTTGTATTCCAAGCGGTAGAGTTTGTATCTAGAAACATTGCCGTAGTAAACAAAGTAAAACCTGCTACAACAATGGACGCGAAAAACGCAAATCTCCCCGCAAAGATCAGCTTCTCAAGAATCGTGTAAAGGTAGATGAACAGACCAATATTTTCAATCATGTTTTAAATCCACATAAAGTAAGAAGTAAAAATTCCAACAAAAGCACCGATGAACAGACTAGCATTACTAGTCCACTTCGGACGACGATGCACGCCAAAAATTTTTCCAAATGCCCATTCCGCTATAACAACCATAGCCACAGCCACAATCACACCAATGATAATCGGAAACAACTGGCCCGAAGACAATGCTCCCCAAAATTGGGCTTCCAGTGGATTGCGGTAAACAATGATTTCTTGCATTATTGTTTGTCCTTAGAAGTGGGGGTTAAGTTCTTTGTGGTGGCCCAAGATCAAGGACCAACCATGGCTCAGCCAAGAGCCGGTAAGTTTGCGACGATAAAACTTCTTTCCGGTAGAAGTGGTGATAATCTTGTAACTGTCAGAAATCTTGACCACAACGCCTTCGGGGTAGCTATCCCCGTTGAAATACTGGCTAACTTCTTCTCCAATAACCGGAGCCTTTACGATGTCAAAGCGAGGACTCACATGTTCTCCACAATCAACCGGGAGATACTTTTGACCTGAGTATTCCGATACCAGCTTGGCAATATTCTCGACTTCCTCGTAGCTAGTCCAATCCCAACGAGATACCCACTCTTTAGGGTTCATGCTGGAATCCCAAGAAGTGCGAATTCCAACAACTTTGTCCTGTTCGAGTTTAAGGTGGATCATTTTTGCGTTCCTTCAGGTGTCAGTCGATGAAGAGGATTATACTTCTAGTTCAACCAACTGTCAACTGGTTTAGTTGAAATGGCTGACAGAAATCGGTTCACGAATGGCGACCGCCTTCTGATAATCGCCAGACTTCAAAAAGCTCTTTTCGAGTTCCAAAACTTCGGGAGAAGCAAACTGGCAAATCCAGCCGTCGCCCTTGACAGTCACAAACCCGCGTTCACTGCGACGAACACTTCCGTTACGAGACATCGAACCCTTGTGGTGGGCGATTTGACCAGTGCTACTAGCGCGAATAGCCATACTGTGGAGACAGGCTTCGAACAACTCGCCGTCAGGAAGGTCAGGGTCAATCTTCAGGCTAGGAGCGTAGTGGCATTCAAACACTTCAGGTTCAACCTCGTAAGTAGAAGCACCGTAGTAGTGGGCAGCGCGGAAGATGGTGGCCTTCATGATCTTTCCTTGATTGGGTAGTTGATGTGAAGAATTCTACAGCAATTGTTCGTGACTGTCAATCAGTTGAGCGAGAAACCCGGATCATTGCGTCTGCTCGCATGTAGCGAATTTTGGCATCTAGTTCAAATGCCCACTCGATCTGTTCGATTGCGCCGCTTGGGAGGGGGCGACCGACTAGTTCTGCCGCAAGGTCGGTGTCTCCGTCAAGGTTGAAGTCGCTGTTGCTGATGGATGCGGCCAGAAAGTCGCGAAGAGGAATGTTGCTGGACATTTTCGTATTTCCTTTTGGTTAGTTGATGGAGAGAATTATACTTTGAAGATTTGTTTCAGTCAATAGGTGCGGTTAAAAATTTCTGAGAGAGCTTTTGACACGCCAACATCTTCAGTGTATTGTGCCAAAATATTCTTTAATTCACCGACAGTCATTTCATCGGGACTCTGTTTTGGAAATTGTTTAACGACGTTTCTTTTCTGGACCATGCAAGTACACCCATCTTCGTCCCATCGCACAAGCAGGTATCCGCCTAATTCGAGGCGGACCACAGTTCCCAATTCGTTTTCTTCACAGTATGCAAAGGGTCCGACGTATTTCACTCTGTCGCCAACATTGAATTTGTAGCCGCTCATTTAAATTTCCCCGTTTGGTTAGTTGACGATGAAGATTGTATCAAAAGAAAAAGGGGCCGTCAAGCCCCTTTTAAATTAATACTTAACCAAATCTTTGAAGTCTTCCTTTCGCTCTTCCGTAGTCTTTTCTGGCTTTCGAGTTCGATCAACTACTTGTGGAGCCTCGCGAGTTAGATTCTGGGTTTCAATCTTCTGGTTCAATTCTACCTTGTCGTGGTGTTCTCGCTTGGGAGTATTGGCAGGGCTGAATGCACAGAACAAGAGTGTAGCCAGCCACCAGAATCCGACTACTTGGTAGATTCGCTTCTTCAGCCCGATTGCTTCTAGACTATCTGCGGTCACGCTTTCAGTTGCCATCACAACGGCAACTGCACACAGTCCGACCGCAAAGTAGATTCCCCAAGAAAGCAGAACGTTAGTGGCATATGCAATCAGTAGTTCCATTTTGATTCCTTTAAATTGATTCGTAAGTTTTTTCGAAGATGTCTGGCTTGCAGGCGTAAAACTCTCCAGAAACCCCCTTAACAATGTAATCGCCTTCAGTCGCAATGTGCTCTACTTGAAAGGAGTTCTTATCTCCGTCTTCAAGCGTGCCGATGTGCGCCCACCCAACGGCGGATAATCCGCGAACCTTTCCCCACTTGACCAAACACTTACCACAGAAATCTTGCAATTCCTTAATGCCCGCTTCGGAGTATTCGAATTTTACTGCCTCAATCACAACAGGCTTTTTGCGATATTGCTTAATCACTTTGAATTCCTTTTAAAAAGGGTGGACAATGGTTGGTCTAGAGTTTTCTCGTATTTGCGTTCGAACGCATCCAAAAAAATAGAAGCCAAAATAGTTAGCGAAAACGCCAATGCATACAGAGCAACTACAAGGTTTACTCCCGGAAGAAGAGCGAAACAAAAAACATACATGCCATGTCGAACTGTATTATATCGACAAGACAAATACACGAACAAGAAACCCAAAATGTTACAAGCGAAAAACCCCAAAGCCCACAAAACAAGAAACTCTTCCATCAATCTCTCCCGTCAAATGCAGCGTAGAACAAGTAAAACAACAAGTGGGAATCATACAACGTGATAGGCGAATCTGTCAACTTATTGTGGAGTGAGGCCAAGCAATAAAGCGACTCGGCAATCTCGTCCTTGTCGGACTCTCCGTCATACACAGAATTCCAGACAGAAACTTTCGAATTTCCGGGATAAGTTTTTCGTAGTTTGATGATCGCATCAAATCGAGTTGGTTCTGGTAGTTTGAAAATCTTGCGTTTCAACCGATAAAAGAACCCGTTTTGTAGATCATTCAAGCAATGCAATACTAGCTCTTCTCTGCGTGCATGCACTCTTGCTTCTTTATCTTTGTAGTATTGACCACAACAGGCATTCAGAATTGAACTGGCATCTGCAACAGTCATCGAAAACTTTGGATTGCTCATATAAACAAAGGGGAAACTTTCGCCTCCCCCTTCCCATCAAGATTTATTGGCGACCAACCTGCACTTGTCCTGCAACCGAGTCTAGCATCGAGCTAGGAACAAAAATCTTGTTCTCACTCGAAGCCATCTTCTCCAGAATTTGCAGTTCGCGGTAGCGAATGTATTGTGGAGTAAGCGACTGGGATTGAATTCGGGCAACTTCCGCCTCTGCTTGTGCTCGCTCTACATCAACCTTTCGTTGGAGTTGCTGTTCTTGCAGATTGCGTTCAAGTTGAACCCGAGAAATTTCTAGTTGGGCTTCCTCTTGCTGAATCTGCTCCCGTCGCTCCGCCGCATTCTCCTGTGCCTTTACGATGATTTCTGGATACTGGATATCAGCCAGACCAACATATCGAACTTGGAAGGGAGTCTTTTCGTTAATGCTCTTAGTCAGTCGTTCGCTAAGCTGAGCATTGATGGCTTCTCGACTCGAAGCAATCTCGGCAATGGTGAAGCCACTCAGGAACTCTCGGGCCTCGCTACGGACGATCTGTTGAGCATAAGTTTGATAAGTGCGGTTCCAAGAAATGAAATCCACTCCGTTTTGATTCACAGGCGGAATGCGAGCAAAGAGTTCTTCGTACTTCTTCGGATTGACAATCATGGTCAGGCGAAGATCAAAACTCATGTTCAGCTTGTCTTGTGGCATGAACAGTTCCATCTTCTCAGAGACTGACTGGTCAGAAGCGTCAAGCAGAACCAGCTTGTCGCAATAGGCCCAACACCAGTCCAGTCGGAACTTTGACGTACCGATTGTGTCGGCCTTATAGCCGTCCTTGGTCATGATCTTGGCAACGTGTGCTGCGGGAACTTCAACCTGCTGCCCACAAGCGACAAGGCCAATCGAAGCTGCTACAGTAACTAGTGCGGTCTTAATATTCATCATTTAAATTTTCCTCAAAGGTTATTTACAAACTTTTTTAGTTCTTCAAGTTGAGCTTTATTTAACGAAGTTGTGCAGGATTCTGTTTTGGTTTCCAAGAAGAAAAGCCGCTGACCTTCGATAACGCTCAGCCCCACCCTAAACCGATCTTCTGTGTCAGAGTCATAAAACTCTAGGGTTCTACTATATTCCATTTTTAGTTACCAGTCAAATGTGAGTTAATGACCAAACACACCATTAAAACTCCAAATAGTGTTCTTTGATCTTTTCCGAATCGAACTGTGCTTCGGTGATGACTTCTGATTTTAGGTGGCTTTCTATGTGGGCATCTACCATATCCAACACAGACATTCTTGACTTCAAAAGTTTATTGTCCTCGACTACAAAATCGCTGATCATTCGAAGAACAAAATAATCTGCACCGGAATTGTGCACCTTTAAAGACTCTTCGCGTACAAAGTATATTGCTCTTCCGCGAGCCACGCGAACATAACGCTGATTATTCATTTGGTCCCCACAACGACGTAGCCAGAAAGTCGGCCCCACCCTTGGCTGTAAGCCTTGTATGCTTCACGAACAATTTCTTCGGAACCAGACTTGATGAGAATCTTTCCAGTGCGAGAATCAATAATTGCGAATTTCATTTTAAGCTCCCTTAAGGAATCGAGGATGGTTAGAAGCAACAACAACAGATTTTACATGCTTCGGCGAAGAATTGCAAGACATGCACTTTGAACCATAGGCGAGAATCTTGATGCCTTGTTGCTTGGTAAAGTAGTGCGTCCCACAATTGCACTTGAACGCGAGCCGAGTTACCTTGTTTCGCTTAATCTGAATCTGACCCTTTAGCTCAGAAATGTCTGCGTAGGTCTTACCCGAACATCCGATAAGACTACACATCATGCGAAACTCGGGGCCGTGCGCTTGCTTGTTCCTGCCCTTGTAAACATGTTGAACCATGAGGTGTGCGAACTCGTGGCGAACGGTGTCAACGTAGTCTTGCCCACTAACGGACGCGACTTTTTCGTTAAAGTCCAGTTTGTTACTGGAAAGAAAAGCGCGACCAAAAATCCTCGGAGTGTCAACCTCGAAGACAATATTCGGGAACTGCATGTCTGCAAACTCTCGACGGGCAGTAACTTTTTCGAACAGGCTTTGAACTTCAGCGATGATTTGTTGGCGGTTCATTTTGTTTTCGAGTCAAGTTAAGATGTCGCTATTGTATCTCTACTCAGGCTTGTTGTCAATGGCTTTTACACCACTTGCAAGTAAGCCAGAATTTCTCGCTTGAATGCCTCGTCATCCCGAGTAACCAGACCTTCGAATGAGAAATACACGTCATACTTCGGATTGTAACATCCAGCCTCGATTGCGGTGAATTTCTTTCGCCCAGTTTTGAGTCCGAGTTCTTGCGTGTGAACATTGGGGTGATAGTCCGCCTTAAAATACTTTGCGTTGTGTTCCTCGAACTCGGAGAAATCAAAGTAAAGCTTATAGCATTCGCATTTTTGATCCCATTCAACATCCACAAGCCAAGCCTTCATTCCCTTTTCAGGAAAGTCTTCTTCGCAGATCGGTTTCTTGAATTTTACTTTGATGGCGTCAATAAAATTGGCAGTGATCAGCATAATATTTCCTTTTGATTAAGCCCAGTATTCAATACCGGCAGAAATGGTTTCGAATTCGTTGTTGAAGAAGGTTGCGAATTGTTCCCAGTGGGTTGCAACCAGAGTTCCATCGTCAGCCACAACAAAGGGCACCACCAGTTGATTGTCATAGTACATCCAATGGGTGTTGTCTTGGGTCACGATTCGCTCCAGTTGTGTAGTTGATGGAGTGAATTATATCCCCACGCGACCCCGCTGTCAAGCACTTTTCTATCCGGTAGTTTATTCTTTTCCCGGTGGGTTTAGTTTGACAACTGGCCGTTTAACGAAAAACTTTCCGCTTGGGCCACACCCACCAAAAAGTGCCCAAGTCTTAGAGCGTTCTGTATAACACTCGACAAATTGAGGTAATTGTTTCCCTGTGACCAGATCAGTCTTTGTTGTTGGCCTCATACAAATCTTGTTTACACGGCGGTTGTCATAAGGGTCGTTTGTCTCCGAGTAGTGCAGGCACTTAACGCAGGGATTCATCATATTCCTTCTGTATTTGTTTTGATGGATTGAACCAGAAGATGACTCTACGAGTTGGGTCACGTTCAATCAAAAGTTTGGTGGTTTCAATGTTCCAGCTAATAGGAAGGCCCGCACCGTATTCATACAGGGCCAGAACTTCTTCCGAAGTGAAGTAGCCCATTAGCCATGGCTCCACTGCAAATGGGCGAAGCTTCTTGACCAAGTCTTCTAGGGCGAACCCCTCTACTATAACCTTTTTAGGTCTAGCCATTCTTGGGCTGTTCGCAGATCAGGTGAAGTCCTTCAGGCACAAGGACAGAACCCACAGTTCCTCGATGGCGAACACACGCATAAAGTGCAGCGCGAGCCACCACTTCGCCGAAGCTGGCCCCAACAAAAACAGTCTCACCATCAAACACTGCTGTGGTAATTCCGTTATTCATATGAAGCTCTAGTCCGAAATGCTTCGCGTATTCGACCGCCCGATGTGGTCCAACGCTGAAGTCATAGCTGAGTCGCTTCTCAGCTACAAAAACTTGAAGCGTTCCACCCTTGCCTCTATAGTCACTATAAACAACTTTGTGTCCCTTCTTCTTGCACCGTTCAGGGTCAAGGACCGGCTCGACCCACATAGCGCACGCCCAGTCGAGTTCTTTCCGATGGCAATTCTTGATATCAACCAAAACCAGTTCTTCAGAATTTTTAGACATTTCAACCCCTATTAAATTCTTCACCAAAAAGTTCGCTGCCGATCTTGAAGGCAACGTCGCGAGCACCTGCATTATAGCTGTTGGGATCGTCGTTTGCAAGAGCTACCTGTTCTTTCCAGATTCTCTTGATGGTTTCGATTGCTTCTTTCTTGGTATCGACCTCTAGCATTATGCCTCCAGTTTGATATAAATTGCCTTGTAATCGTAGCGAAAAGTTCGCTCAACGACCTTTCCCTCAATGTGGTTTGGTCGCTCACCAATTGCAACAAAATCTCCGAGATTTGGAATCGGGCATTCCTCATCAAATCTAACAGATATTGAGGGGTGGTGCTCCGTTTCAAACACAATCCGTTCAAACATTTTCATCCCCAAAGATAAACGCCGCTGACAAACCAAACAACAAAGGCGAGTGCAATAACATTCCACTTAATTTTAAAATCTATGCCCATCTGGCGATGGGCCTCGATCTTGGGATCAAAACAAAAAGAGTATAGCCACACACAAAAACAAAAAGTTGTGAAAACAAAGGCTAGTACCGCAACAATAGTGCTAAACATGATATATATTTCCTTTTGGTTTATTATCTGCGACCTGCGCGAGCAATTGCTTCTGCGCGGATTTTTTCTACTTGTTCTTCAGAAATTACATAGGAGGTGCTCGCCCCAGTTACCGGATTGTGTCTGCGGATTGCAGCAATCTCCCCAGATTTCGCTGCCGCAACGAGAAGCCCAGAAACAACTCTTCCCGCCTTAGCTGCTGCTCGCTTTCCGTGACCTGCCTCAATATACGCGGTGATCACTGCGAAGCTGCAAATTTCACTGTGAAATCTAAGATTTTTGTTCATGTCAGTTTCAGTTGCGAGTTGATGTAGAGGATTGTACCAAAAGAAAAAGGGGCCGTCAAGCCCCTTTTTGATTTCCTGAACCTTATCGATAGATCATCACTCGTTCAGAAGAGTTTGTTTCCCGTTGATGGGAACCTTGAAGCTATCATTAATTTCCTTCATCTTTTCTAGATAAACTGATAGCATTCCGTTAACGAGTGTCGCGTTCTTGACCTCAACCTTGTCGTTAAGTGTCCAAGCGCGAACAAAACCTCGATTTGCGATTCCCTTGTAGATTACTTCTTCGTCTGTCTCAGTCTTCTTCGCATCAGCCTTGACAGTTAGAACATCGCCAGAAACATCAATCTCAATGTCTTGTTCCCCGAAACCTGCAACAGCGAGTCGGATTACATACTTGTTTTCGTCTGTCTTGACGATGTCGTATGGGGGCCACTTGATTTCCATTTGCTTTTGTGTAGCGCGAAGAAGTTCCTCGGCGTGATCAAAAATGCTCTTGATGTCCCGAGTGGTAGCCTTGTGTAGATCGAATAGTGTGGTCATTTTATAATACTCCTTTATATTAAGCAAGTAAAGTTTGTTGAAGTTTTAGAAGTCCAAGGCACTTCAACTTGGCCTTTTACTTTTTACCTGTACCGAAATGATACTTGGGAACCAGTTCCCAACTCTTTTTGTCCTCGTATGGCACAATCTTGATTTTTGAAAGTTCGAGTCGGTTTTTGATTGAAACAGGATTTAAAATTTTGCACAGCCCCCAGTCTTCAAGAAGAAATGCCACCGTGTTTCGTCTTAGGAGGTCGTCTTCCTCAATAGTGGCTTTCTTGCCATCGATGCCAAACATCTCTTTAAAGTGCATGATGGCATATCTGCCTCGTTTGTGTAGCAGGTGGCAAGACTGTGTAAGCTTCTTCTCTGTGGAGCTAGGGATTCCAATTCGAGTAAGGGTTTCTCTTAGGATTAGAAAGTCATCAGGATCGGTTAGTTCAACTTCAATGCCATATCCTTTAAATACATCTTCATTCATTTTTTGTGTCCTTGTTCGTCACTTTTGTTTTTATATAATCAACCTGATCCTCGCTAAGAAGATTCAAGATTTCCTTAGCTTTCTCAGTGGACACATCATAAAAGGACTTGACGTATTGAATGTTTTCTACCTTCTCTGCCTTGATCCAAGGACTGTATCCGCTAAGTTTGCTGACACTATTTAGATAGAATTCGAACTGCGCCTTGTGCGGCAAGACCGTTTGTTTGTTCATTTCATTTGCATGAAACAAACTCTGCATGTCAAATGACAGTGCGCGGTTCACAATGTAAGGGATGTATTGCTTAGAGTCGAAATCAGACCAAGTCCCTTTCTTGGTCCTGATCGCTCTTACATAATCGAAGGGACTTGATTTTTGATTTTCGCTCACGGATTATTCCTCTAGAAGTCTTACATTGGTGAAAGGTCGCTTGTCATGGCTATTGGATGCAGCGTAGATTTTAAACGCCTCGAAGGGGTCTTGTCCAATTTCTAAGTCACACCCAGACCCAAGAGTTCCGCCCTTCCAGCTACCCTTTTCAGTTCCGGTTTCCTTGTCGAACCTGAAGTAGACAACTCTGCGGACGTTTTCTTTTTGGAACAGCCCAAGAAACTTTGTCCACCTCACACCGTACTTCCATCTACGCTCTTGGACGTAGCATGTTGCTACAACCTCTGTTCCGTCGTAATCATTAAAAGCAATCTTAAACTTTGGAACTTCCTTTTCTATTTCCATGATTTCGAGAATGGGAGTCTTTTCTTCTCCTAGTCGCTTAAACGTCTTTAGTTCCTTGGTTTTTGGGTTGTATTCAAAGAACGTGACAGAAGTTGTCCGGGCATCCTTCCACGGAAAGCTGATGTACTTTGAATATTTGTTCGGCCAACAATCTAACTTTGGTCCACATTGCAAAGAAATACTGTCGTTTCGAATTGCAATGCTATACTCTACTTGAATATAGTCTGTGTATCCAGACTTTCCATTTTCGTCCTTGGTGGCCCATTCGTAATGCGAAGTGTCAACCCACTTCTTCTGAGATTTGACAATTTGCTTGTCGATATTCCAGTACCAGAATCTATTAAAAAGGTACAACCAAATTTGATTGAATCCTCTTTCTTCGTCTAGACTGCGAATGCCAAAGGAAAGTTGTTTGGTGTATGGATTGCCAGATTCTACTAGTTTAAATTTCATTCTTCAACCTTTTCATATGTAAGTAAAGCTTAGCGTAGTGTTGAAAGCATCTCGGGTATTGATTTGGATTTGGAAGCCTGTCTCCGAACATTGCGTACATCGCTTCGATGTCTTCTGGCAGACTGTCTATTGCCTTATCTATTTCCGAGTCAAGTAGTTCTTCATGAGTCATCATTTTTCTTCACACTGTAGAGGCAGCAGCCATAACAATTGCTCTACATGTTGCAGAGTAGGGGTCGCCTTCACAGTCAATGCTAACGGTATCTTCGTAGTAAACAGCGGCGGAAACGTCGGCTTCTGGTTGCATTGCAATGCTTAGGTCCAAGTCCATCTCAAGTGTAATAGCCAACCATAAAGCATCACCCAAGTTTTTTAGTGGATTCCATTTGTACCCGGTTTCACTTTCCTTTGCTCGAACCCGAAGCCCCGTCTTTGCACTATAGCCAATTACTTCTAGACCAGCAGCATTAGCAGCCTTCTTCAAAAGCTTAATATCTTCTTTGTTCATTTCCAATTTACCCCGTTCACAATCAAATTCCAAGCGGATACAATCTGAGACTCTGTTATTTCGAACACGGTCAGGTCAGTGGAAGCACCAAAACTTGTTTCACACTTGTCGTTCGAGCACTCAAGAATCACGCTCTGATAAACATTTCCGTAGATTTCCAGTGCAGTTCCATGGTAGTCGAATTCCATGTGGTGTCCACACAGAGGACAATTGGCGGGCTTCATTTCCAATTTACCTTTAGCATTAGTTCAGTCATACAAGCCATGGTGTTGATTTCCTTGTCGATAACAAATGCCGATTTGTAAGCATAGTCTGCGATCACCATCACCAGTTCTGGGATTGATTGTGGTTGACAAACTTCTGCTGACTTGTCATATAGCTCTCGATAGAGAGTGTCTGAATCGATGTCAGAGTTGTTAGCCACCCATTTGCGAACATCGTTGAAACGCTTTTCCTTCAGCGCAGAAATTAGCTCTGCAAACTTTTCATCTTCAAGATTTGCGAGCACACCAACGTCTAGCACCTTGCCAATAGAATACCGCTGAAGTTCGTTAAGGACTCGTCGAAAGTCGGGGAAGTGCTTGGTGACAACCTCTGCAACCACAGTCTTGTTAAAGCTAACTTCTTCTAGCTTCAGAATCTGACAGCAACGCTTATAGAATTCACCTGCCAGTTTTGGTTTCTCTGAAGGGGCAATCTTGAAGTCGATCACAGAGCACCGCGATTGAATTGGTTCGATGATTTTGTTTAAAAGATTGCAAGTAAAGATGAACGAACAGGACTTGGAAAATTCCTCAATGCTCGACTTAAGTGCGCCCTGCGCGTTTGGACTTAGTCCGTCTGCTTCGTCTAGGATGATTACCTTCTGTGACTTGGAGATAGAATAGGAAGAAGCAAAGTTCCGAATCGTGGTTCGGATCGTGTCGATGCCAGAGTCTTCTGAAGCATTGATGAATAGGTAATCTGCGCCGACTTCTTCACACATCGCAATAGCAATTGTAGTCTTGCCGATACCACGAGAGCCATTCAGAATCAGATTTGGTACTCGATCCTGATCAACAAATCCTTGGAATGCGGTCTTGATGTTATCGGGAAGAATTGTTTCTTTTACCTTGTTTGGGCGATACTTCTGAAACCACAAGAATTCTTTAAGGTTAACGCTTACATCAGTCATAAATTTTCTCCATCAAATTGAAAAGGGATGCCACCCTCAGTTATAAAAGGTAACATCCCTTTGGGTGCGCAGTCAAATATTTCTAAGCATGTCGCGAGTAATGTTCTCCACATGCACGCTGTTGCAAACCTTCTCCCACTCTTCGTCGTCTGTGAACCACTTTGGTCGTTGTAGGTAGATTAAGGGTGAAGAATACTCCCCACCTTCTGCACTTTCAACATGAATCCACACTGCCCACTGTTTGCAAATTCCGGGGATTGGTTTGCAAACAGTGTAGCTAGTAACAATCTTACTTTTGTTTTTAGAATGGAGGGTCATCTTCTTCAGCTTCGGAATCTGCATCGTAGGTAGAATCCATGTGGGGGGCAATGTAGTATTCCACCACGTAGCCGTCAACGCCTTGAAGCTCAAAGAGGCTGATCTTGTGAGAAGACAGACTTACCTTGTACTCCCCCGGAATTAGGCGAAGATTTTCCACAGCATAGATAAACTGGAACTTGTTATAATGCACGCAGTCCAGTTCAACCGAATAGTTGTTAGATAGCGGAGAATTGGGGTCTAGGACGCGAGCACAGACCTTGCCGTCGCCCTTCGCCTCGAATACGATGCTCGGTAGCTTGAGAAGGTTACAAGCCCGTTGTAGAGCCTGTAAATCGTTTTGTGTTAGTACGAACTGCACTTCTGGCGCAGGCATCTTGACATTCAGCTTATAGATGTCGGTCTTGCTTGGGTCCGGGCGGAAAACGTCAAGGTCGCCATAGTGATACTTAACAGCAGCATTACCCTTAGAAACTGTAAGGTAATTGTTGAAGAATTGGATGTCGGGAGAATCAAACATCGACATGACCCCGAGAAATTCGTTGAGGTCATAAATCTGGAAGTCTCGTTCAAACTCTTCGGGTAGTGTAGCCTTGACAAAAGTTTCCTTTGTCACGGAAATTGTGCGAAGCTGATTACCCGCCTTGACAATCAGATTTGAGTTGATGTGTGAGAAGTTTTTTAGTAGCTGTGTTGTTTGTTGCGATAGATTCATAATGTATTCCTTTTTTGTTAGCCTGCTGGATTCCAACCTTTTTCCGCTCTGACCGCTCTGAGTGCAGCAATCTGGTCGATAATCAGATACCCAATCAGGTCTTTAACAACGTCTTCCTTGATAAGCCCCGGTTCTCCACGAGCAAGTCGCGATAGCTTATCGTCAATTCTGACCCTTAGCTGCTCTGTTGGACTAGCCTTAGAGAAGATTCGGACAGGGTCAAGAACACTGTCACCATAAGAAGCGTTCTTCTTCTTAAGAAGATCGCCAATGTCCTTTAGAACCGCGTCCACATCTCGTTCAAACTGCGCCTTCTTTGTTTCGTTGTAATCGCTCTTAAAAAATTCTGACATTGTAACTCCATAGTAATTGTTCAGCCATGAATGTTTTGTCGTGGCCGAGTTCGAATAGCTTTCCTGCCTGTGTTATGGCATCACTGATATTGTACCCAACCACAACGTCTGATTCAAGAAATTCTGTTTGGCCGATGTGTACTGTGCCGACCCTATACAACTTCGGCTTTGTTGAACTAAGATTAGATTCCATGGAGAATGTCTAGGAAACGCTCGGTCGATTCATTTGAAAGATTTGGATGTTCGCTTATCTCAACCCGAGGTACACCAACTTGAAACTTAATCCCCCAAGGATAAGAAATCTCTCGATTGAGGAAGTTAATAATCTTCTTTCGATCTTTTGCTTCAAGATGATTCTTCGAAGTCACAACAACCTTTACGAATTCCATTTCTATATCCTCAGAAAAACTTTTGATTGAGCCAAATAGTGAACTGTCGAGTGCCCCACAACCCAACTTTGATTCGCTCGTAGGATAGTGCCGCGTTCGGGGTGTGAATTAAAGTTCTCCCGAAAAACACGTCCCTATCACTATTGATGCCTTTAGCCTTAAGCCATTGTAGATAATGCACAAACTTCCACTTTCCAGTCTTTACCCATTCGAAACATTGTTTGACTCCAACATCTCGCAGGGTGTGCTCATTCACGTCTACCAGCTTCATAAATAGTTTCTCCAATCATCTAACTTGAGGTACATTATAACATGTGGAAATACAAAGATCAAGAAATCAACACTCTAGAAGACATCCCAGAAAAGCACCGCGAAGCTCTAGGCTTCATCTATCTGATCGTGCACAAGCCAACTGGAAAGAGATACATTGGCAAGAAGCTACTTCAAGCTGCCGGAACCAAGACGGTGAAGGGTGTAAAGAAGAAAATAAAAAAAGAATCTGACTGGAAAACCTATTGGTCTTCGTCACCCACAATCAAGGAAATGATTGCCGAAGACGGAGGGACACAAAATTTTACCAGAGAGATTCTAAATTTTTGTTACTCTAAGTCAAGCTTGCTTTACTGTGAAGAGTTCGCGTTATACTTTTATGGCGCACTAGAGTCCGAAGATTTTTTAAATTCCAATATTAGAAGTAAAATTTACAAGAACTGGGCGCTCGGCAAACAAGACATCGCAGAGTTTAGGGAGTTTCTTTTTAATCAATGAAGTCTGTCCCAACATATTGACAAAGCCAGACAAATGCGTCTAGTTTATGGTCATAAGAAAATTCGAGGACTCTCCAACAACTTCCGAAATAAGAAAGGATATTGTTGGCAGAGTCCTTAAAACTTTCGTCTGTCTCGTGCTCATAATCCCGAAGATCATTAAACCACATGTCCTTAAACTCAGTCAAGGTTTCTTCGGGCATCGTGTCTAAGAGTTCGTCAAAGTTGGCAACATCGTGGAAGAGTCGAATAATTGTCATCTATGCGGAATCACCTGTCTACAGACTGTAGAACTTTATCACATACAACACACTTAGTGTCAATAGTTGTATAGCTGTTGTAACCGTCCTCCGCAAAATACCACTCTTTCTTGTATGTCTCTTCGTGCGTACACTTAGCGTACAGCTTGCTAAGCTCTTCTTTGTGCTTCTGGATTAGCTTGACTTTCTTGGCGACCTTTTGTTTAAGGTCTTCAAACGCTTCAGTCATAAATCCCCCGAGCCTTTAGAATTTCTTTTACCCGATACCAAGGAACCGGAGTGTAGTTGACGTGCTTTTGCTCAACACACATCGAAATGTAATACGGATCGACGGTGCCGTCTTCGAGTAGAACCTTCTCCGAGTGAGTGTGTCCGTGAACGTTTGCTACAAATCGACCGATGGAAGACTTGTGGACCGGAATGTGGCTCATGATGTGCTTGTCAAATACTCGATAAGCCTTCATCTCGTAGAAGTGTTCGGTATAATACTTCATGTCGAAGATGTCATGGTTTCCCATGATAAGCTTCTTCTTTCCGTTCAGACGACGAAGAATCTCCAGATACTTCTTGTTAATCACCACATCCCCAAGATGGATGACTTTGTCTTGTGGACGTACAACAGAGTTCCAACACTGGACCATGTGCTCGTCCATTTCTTGCACAGAAGCGAAGTCTCGCAGCGGCGATCCGTCTGACTTCTTAAAAGTTAGAGAGTTGGCGTGGCCCCAGTGCGTGTCAGAAATGATGAAGGTTTCTGCCATTTTACTGTCCGAGCCGAGAGATTAGCACATCCGCAACAACCTTGTCGTACATGACAAGGACTTCGTTCTTGCCCCAAGAGTTTTTAGCTGAAACTTCCTTTTTGAACTGTTCGCGAAGTTGGGCAATGATTTCTTTTGTTTGATTATCCATTAATTACACTCCAAATATTATGACTCGGCTTTGTCCAAATGTCAATTTCTGTTCCGTCTTCGCGGAGACAAACATATCCTCTGCGAGTCTTCTCCAGCTTACCACCATAAGATTCACAATATTTTTGTGAATCGTTAATCTGTCGCTCGAAGAAGTAGCCGACAGCATATGACGCGGCCAAGATGACGACAATCCAAATGGAGAGAGACTTCATTTAAAGTTAAAGTACCTCTCATGGTATTCGTTCGCCGCCCAACTCGCAAAGTTGTCTCGTGCCGCAGTTACTGGAAAATAACTGGACCTGCTGAATGTGTAGCCAGCAGCCCACAGGGTGTGGGCGTAGTAGTTCGCTTTTGGGCGCACCACAGAAACGAAAACTGCCCTGCAAGTGTATTCAACCCCAGAAGCCTCGAAAACTTTGATCAAGTCTTCGATTACTTCTCGCTTGACTTGTGCGTGATTCAGCTTGGTGTCCATGACTGCTCCTGTGCGTTTATTATCGAATTCTGTATGATCGTTGTTCAGCTACTTCGTTCACAGCAGAGTCAATTATAGTAGAATCCACTTCAAGTGTCAAGCCAAATGTTAGTGCCTGTGACTTGACGACTTTAATGGCCTCGAAGACTGCGGTTCGATAGTTCATCCCCATACCAACTTGGGGAAACGCATCATCATATTCTAACAGATTGAGAGCGGTCTGCACGATTTCTTTTTTGATATTGTTTGATTGATTTTCCATAGTTCAATTATCCTCAAGACTTTCCAAATATTCGCAAACAACCTCATTAATGGCATCAAAGACGGGGTAGGTATTAGGGACGCGGTCATCTATAATTCCGGTTGGAACCCTTCCCTGCCTTGTGGTAGAAAATTTAGAATTAGAAATCACCTTATTGTAATGGAGGTTAAACCTGTACCAAAGTGCAAACAACTCTTCTGGAGTTTCGCAGGTGATGTTGAACGTGACGGGCTTAAAACAATCTTCTTTATTGACAACTACTTTCATTTTGCGGCCCCCTTGGCAGCTTCGTTTAGAGCATCGACAATCATATTGGCATACGCTCGCTGTTGTTCTTCGGACACGAAATCTCCGCTAAGCTTAAAGCCAGCGTCGAAGTCAAACTTTTCGTCTTGGATGAAATCTCCGGTTTTCGAAAGAGAAAATTTCCGACCAGACAAAGCAATCTGCGGTTCTTGTTTTTCTTCTTGGGAGCTAACCAGTTTTTTTGTGTTTTCTGCAAGCTTAATGAACTCGTCTATGAGTTCGTCTGCCTTTTTCCAAGTAAAGTCTTCTGAAGAAGACAATTCCCGATTCCTTTGGCCTAGGTTAAAAGCTTTGCACATTGCGTTATAAACGAGTTCTTCAGTCTTCATGGTATTTGCTCATCTCCTGTTCGAGAATGTTTCTGGTATACTTAAACTCGAATGCAGGTTCAACCACACAGCTTACCTTGGTATTGCCTTCTAGATTCAATTTTTTGAGTTCTTCGAGTTCGGATTCAAGTCTAGATACCTTTTCCCGCCAGCCTTTTGCGACAAGCTCGACTCGTCTAGGAAATTCTACCTGTTTGATGTGATCTAATTCTTCGTAAGCCTGTCTCAGTAACTCGTTTAGAGTGTCCACATCTCGTGCTTCTGCTTCGGCAGCGAGAGCGGCATACTCGGCATACTTGTGCTTCTCTCGCTCTTCTTTTAGTTCGACATTCAGCCTTGCGTTTTCAATCTTTAGCTCAGTGAACTTTCTGGAAAGATCGATAAACTCTGGTGTGCTACTAGCAAATAGATTCATTTCGTTTCACTCCCCTTTGAAGAGCCAATCCTAGAGTCCAAATACTTCATAACTTTGAAGAATACAACTCCGATAGAAGCACAGGTCATGACGGAAAAAAGCATCGCAATCACAACATCCGGCCTATAGTAAGCGAGAAGCACAAAACAACCCGCTACCCAAAAATAGCAGAATAGTTCGAACCATCTAGTAGTGTCTCGCTTAAGCCAAAGAGTAAGTTTAGACAAAGGGTTTTTCATTTTCATTCCTTGTTTTCCACAAATTTAAGAATAACCGAGACTGTAGGTGGACGACCAGACTCTTCAACAACTTCAGTTAGTACCTCAGTCCAACCAACTTTTTTGTACGCTACTGCTAGCTCTGCGATTGTCGAGCTAGAAACCCCGGCTCGGGCCAGCAAGAATTTCCAACATTGGGTTTTTCCATCAATAGATTCCATCCTGTGTTCGGAAACCCACTTTGTGCTTTTTAGCTTTCTGTCAATTTCTTCGAAAGCATAATTCAACCAAGCTTTGTCAATTTCTTGCGTTACTTCTGGACCTACAGGCATGTCAAACTCCCATTGATTTTAAGTTATCCAACACTTTAAACTTCAAGTAAAGAAATCTCACCAACTTTCTTGGAGTGCTTCTTCTTGAAGATTGCTTGAGCGCCAGAATCCGAAACGATTGCTTCCGCTTCATACACCGAAACTTTAAATCCCCTGCGATGAAGCTCTTCTCTCCATTCCTTCAGATAAACCCAAGAAAGAAGTGAGACAATTGTCGGAAAGGCGAAACTGTACTCCCACTGAACGGTGCAAGGTAGGTATCGCCAAACTTCCCTCGGAAAGTCATCAGCAGGGGAAACGTGTATAGAACTGTAGTCATATTCGTCCCGCCCCAAAATATTACTCAGAGCTTCTTCATACATGTGAGGGTCGGGGAACTCATCCATGATTTCTTCCAATGGACAAGTGTAGGAAGAAAGTCCGTCTGGGCGATACATACCACCACCAGAAGCATTTTCAATTCGATAGACTAGCATAATAAATTCAGGATTTGATCAAGTCTTCAAGTTCGGTTATTCTATCTTGCCATTGCTCAAGTGTCAAGTGATTTATTCTATAGACGCAGACTGATAAAGTTTCGAACCTAACTCCGTCGTCAAAGACAAGGTAGAAGTATCCCTCTCCCTTATACAAAGAGAAGTGTGGATTTCTGGCCCTTGCGATGGAGTTGATCTTATTCAGAGTTAACATCTCAATCACCCATTAAAGTCAATGGTTTCCGCATAGCCGTCAAAAATTTTGTATTGAATTCCCTCAGAGTCCAAAAAATCCAAGAGGGAAGTGTAGTTGACTCCGTAGAAAGAAGTCATCCCACCAAAGCGGTTCTTGATTTTGTTATAGTCTTTGGAGTGCCGCTTGAAGATCGCGGCGATAACCACTTCAGGAATGCTCAGACACGATTGCTCGCTCATTGTCCATACCATCTCTGCTGAAAGTACATTGGGCCATTTGGAGTCAGAAGCATAACATACTTCCTAATCTGGTTGTACTTGTTGTTGAAGTGCAACAACTGTTGCACGTCAGAAACATGTAACTTTTTCTCTTGCATTTTCTTCCACCAAAAAGATTAACTAAGAACAAACGTTACTTCCGCTGCTGCGGCGCTGCGGCGTCCGATGGCATCTCGGGAATCCCTTAACCACATCAACCATTTGTTTCGGCGCTTTCGTGTTTTTGGTTCCCTGTTTGATTTTTGAGTATTGTACCAAAAGAAAAAGGGGCCGTCAAGCCCCTTTTTGAGAATTTTCAAACAATCTGCCTGACTTCAACTCCAGCATCAACAAGCAGGGACAGGCCACCTGTGCACCTGTAGGTTTGAAGATAGGCGACTTCTTTGACTCCTGCCTGCACGATCATTGCCGCGCATGGCTTACATGGTGACAGTGTAACATATAGCCTACTGCCAACAACACTAACCCCTTCTCGCGCAGCTTTCAAGATACAGTTGAGTTCCGCGTGTATCACTTCAGGCTTTGTTACAAGAACCCCGTCGATCAACTCTTCGCACTCGTTCGAACTCCCGCTCGGAGTTCCGTTATAGCCGGGGATTATAATGCCACTCGAAGTCACCAAGCAAGCCCCAACCTGTTTCCGTTTGGCTTTGCTTAGCTTGGCGTGGCCGAGGGCGACTGCCATGTAGCATTGGTCTAGTTCACGAAGTGTGGGCATGTATCACCCGCATTTCGAACTGCCGCAATCATTACATCGATTGCATCCCTCAGAGAATACAACGTTTGTGCTACCACATTCAGAACACTTCGCGCCCTCTACAGCTTCGCCGTCCTTGATGTATTGTGATAGAAACTTCTTGATTTGAAACAAAAATGACCCAACATAGATGTCTTCCATTTTGTCAAGCTCTCTTACAATGTTTGCGATCTTGACTCGGTGGCGAAGAAGCATGCTGATTACTCGGGTAAGCTTCGACACGTTGTTGTCTTGGTCAATCTTATCTTCAAGACCCTTGACGTGTTCTTCCAAAATTCCGCTTGACCTAGACAGTGCTACTAGCCTTGTGACAGCGTCAGAAGTTTGTGCTCCCTTCTCTTTGTGGTTGGTGTGGCAGAACATCGCAAAGGGCAATTCTGAATCTGGATGATAGGCAACCGTAAGATACCACTTTTTGCCCTCTGCCTTCAATGTTTTAAGTCTTGCTTGAGCGTCTGTCGGTAGCTTGACATCGGTTACGATGACTCCATCAAAGTCTTTTGAAGAGGGCTTTTCGCCCTCTCCTAGATGAACTGAAACGATCTTTTTGGTAATATTAAAACTTGCCATAGTAGCCTTCCTTAATCGCATCGAACAAGTTCGCTGCGGTGTGTTCCTCTCCGTCATAAACGATTGAATCGTTACCCTTAGCCACAACTTCTGAGCCATCTTCCAGCCGGAAAACATACTCGGTCTTAGCCAAGTCATCTTCCTTTACAAGTACGCCTTGGAATGCGGCAGGGTTAAACCTGAATGTGGTGGCACCCTTCAGTCCTTTTTCATAAGCATAAATGTAAACTTCTTTGAACTCTTCGAACGGAATGTCGGAGGGCACGTTGATTGTCTTGCTAATGCTGCTATCACACCAATATTGTGCTGCCGCCTGAATGTCAACGTGCTCGTAGGTTTTTACAGTGTCCGAGGTGCTGAAGTAATCTGGCGCTTCGTCAGAGCCTGTAATGTGTTTATACAACAAAAGCTCGTAGCTATAAACATCAACCGCTCTCTTTGTTTTCTTGCCTTGCTCGATAACGTTTCTGGTGTATTTCAAAGAGAAAGAAGGTTCAATTCCATTGCTCACATTGTTGTTGACTGACAGCGAAATAGTCCCTGTTGGAGCAATTGAAGTGTGGTGCGTAAATCTGCAACCATGTTGAATTGCCTGTGCCTTCAGATGTGGAGCAACTTCCCAAATTCTTTGCATGTACTTGCCGTTGGCCCACAAAGTTTTGTTGCTCTCTAAGTTTCCGTCAATCTCTGTGAATTCGTTAAAGATTGGTGCGCAACCCTTTTCTTTAGCCAACTCGATACCAACTTCAAATCCAGTCACAGCCATGACCTTCATCCACTCTGATACAAGCTCTACTGACTCTTTGCTCCCATAACGAATGCCCAACAGAGAGAATGCGCTGCCGACTCCGAGAATTCCCATGCCGTGCCTGCGCTTTCTTTCAATTTCTTTTCGCTGCCCTTCAAGTGGAAGCCCATTAAACTCGACAACGTTGTCAAGCATCCGGGTGAAAATTCTGACGACCTTCTTATACTTTTCCCAATTAAAAGAAGCTTGTGGGGTAAATGGATTGTCAACGAAAAATGCGACGTTTACGCTTCCAAGTAGACACGACCCCTCTGGGGGCAAAGGTTGTTCCGTTATGTTCAACCGGGTTCGTTAATCCCGGCCAGTGTAAGATGCGATTAAGTTTATAGATAGTCTTTGTTTTCGTAAGTTTTGAGAGCATGGCAGTTCTTACATAGAACGACACATTTAGATAACTCTTCTTTGATCCTCTTTACACTCCAAGAAGGTTCAAACGCTCTTCCGTTACACTTACTATTTTTTGTTGTTGGGTCTATATGGTCTAAGTCTAGCTGGCAAGAATGCTCAGCCTTGAACCCACACCTACTACACCCTTTCCTAAGTTTCCATCTTCCAACGAGTCGTCTAGTGTACGCTCGATGTTCTCTTAATCTTTCTAAGGTGCAGAATTTACAAGTAGATTGCAAACCCTTTCTACCTCCGCCTCTCCAAGTAAATTCCTCTATGGGAATGCTCTCTTTACATGATGCGCATTCTCTCATAATTCTCCTATGGCAGAATCGCATCTTACACTTCTGCATATTCCTATGCAGTCCAGACTATATCATAACAACATAATTTATGTTGTTCTCTGCGCTTCGGATCACTTGATCCTATAGACTTCATAAACTCGTAGAGTTCGTATGTCCTAGTCGTTGCACCTTCCAAATCGTCGCCGACTTGGCTTGGCTCAGGATTGGCTGTTCTAGCGTTCCCCTGAATTCACAGAGTTTTTAACGTGAGGCTGGTAAATTTAACCACACGGATTTGTAGCTCGAATCTTTTCGCAGAACCAGTTATTGTTTAGCTCGTTGATTCGGTCAATCAAAAGGAATCCGGGTTCAGAGAAGTCATATGTTGACTGCATGATGGTTGACCATAGGTCGCCCGCATTTACAGTCTTGTACACCATGCATGTGATAAGATCGTTATCATCGATGATATAGTCTTGAGATAGACAATACTCTTTTTGCCAGAAAAGCTTCTTCTTAACTAGCTCGCCAGTAACCAGACCCGAATCAATTTCTGTCTTCTTTACTGGAAATACTAGCTTATACTCTGACTTGTTCTTGACTGCTTCCATGAACTCGTCATCAATTAGTAGAGACATGTTAAACTGTCGAAGTCTTCCATCTTCCCGTTTAGCCTTGATGAAATCTTCTACGTCGGGGTGCCACACGGCAAACGTCGCCATTTGCGCACCCCTACGTCCGCCCGCACTGCTTACTGTAAAGCAAGTCTTGTCGAAGATATCCATAAAAGGCAGGGGGCCAGAAGTGGTTGCCCCCGCACCGCGAACGAATGCATCTTTTGGGCGTAGGGTTGAAAACTCGTATCCAATGCCGCAGCCCGCCTTCAATGTGAGGCCAGATTGAAGCGTAGAATGCAGAATTCCATACATCGAATCTTCGATGATTTCGGATACCGTGCACTGTCCGGTCTTCATACCATTAGCAATTGCGAATGCTGTGGTTTCGTATTCGTGGCAACAAAAAACTTCTTGCACTACAGGATCAAGCGACACGCTTTCCACTGTCCACTTGTTAACTTTAGCTTCACCGTTAACAGTCTTCTTGAAATTGGCAGAGTGTGCTGTTCTAATAATGTCTGACTCTTCAATTGTAGTTGGGTGCAGTGCTACCATCCAAAGGTCTTGTTTTCGAATACCAAAATTTGTGATCTGACCTCGCCCCGCGCTCTTGCGAGAATGAGTTGGCATGATACCACAATATATCGAATTGCCAAGAATAAAGTCTACTAGCTCTTTCTTTCCATAAAGCGCAATATAACAGCCTTTGCTGTTTTTGGTTACGCTGCCGTCTGTGGCTAAAACCCCCGCGATGAAGCCCCGCAAATAACTGTAAGTGTAGTCATAAGGGACTTCTTTTAGATTAGCCTCGCTCTTAAGAGTGAACCGAGAGGTTTGTGATTCCTCATAGACGGAAGGCGACAGTCCAAGAATGCTTTTTACTTTGCCAACTAGTTCTTGCTTTTCACCACAAAGGTTCAAGTAATATGTGTTAGGAGTAGAAATGTCAGAACCGTCCCCATAGACAAGGCCATGGATAAAACCGGAATCCCATTCGCTTTGTACAAATTTCTCTTTGGGGATGAATAAATGTGGGATTGTTCTTGTCTTGTTCGAAAGTCCGCCAGTCATCCAAAATTCAGTGGTCACAACTCGACCATCACTTAGAAACCAACGATGGTCCTTTGTTGCAAAAATTTCAGTCTTTGTTAGCTTATTGTCTCCCCAACGAAGAGTTACTTTGAATGTTTCTTGCTCTCCAAAGCTTTTGAATGGTGCAACTGTCCATTGTCCGTTACCATTAAGAATCTCCACATCCTTACCGACAAGTTCTCTGATTGGTAAGATGCCGCTGCGAGTAACAACTGGAGTGTCACCTGCCAAACAGTTAATCAAGCTGGTTGCGGGCTTGTACTGTTCTGCTCCTGCGTTAGACAGAATGCGGCCAGCAGGAGTTGCCCCATTCTCTAAAGCGTATTTGAATTGTTCTTTCCAATATTCGTAGTCTGATTCTACCTTTGCCAGCGCAGAAGCTACTCGGTCGTATGTGTCTGAAATGTCCTTGTCAACTGGGTTACGATGATCATCTAATAGCCTATACTTTTTCTCCCAAATTTCTTGGGAGGTTTCCTGCAATGGGATAACGCTCATTTCTTTCCTCGAATGTTATTAATGAAAATCCCGACCAAGCTACAAGTCGGGATTAGTATTTAGTCGTTTTATTTTTACTTTTCGAAGACTCTATCCAAACTAACAGGAACAAATGATGGACCTTTAAGAATCTTGCCGTCTTCTCGACGAGTAACCTTTCCAGTTACCGGATCGACCTTCGATGCATTAGCTCGCGCAACTTCATCCCACATTGCTTGCATGGGAAGCCCCATTGTGTGTGCTAGACCAAGAGAAACCACGATCAGGTCAACTAGCTCTTGAGTTAGATTCTTAATGTCCCTGTTCTCAATCGCTTCCATAACTTCGTCAAACTCTTCTTCTACCAGCTTCTTGTAGATTGAGAATCCTTGAGACTCCCAACACTCGGTAGGAACATCGTTTGTTTGTTGGGCACATGCCTGCATGAAGTCCCATACAGAGCTACCACAGTTTAGAGAGTTAACTGGCTTTGTCATTCTTACTTCCTTCTTGTTCATTAATGTATTTGGTTAAAATTTTTGCAACATCGTCAAAGCAACCCCAATCCCGATTAACAAACACCCCAAATAAGGGGCGCTTGTTGTTTGCCGCTCGGTGCTCGTTGACTTTGTCATAAAGAGTCAGCAAAATTTGATATTCAGTATCAGTCAGACACTCAAGATCAGAATGCTTGAACACAGTGTATCTAAGGTCTAGAGGGCTTTGCAAATCTTCTTTCATGTTAGCCTCGCTTGTAGTGATTAGGTAGAAGTTGTCGATATTGAATCCAGCCTTGAAGATTGCCAGACCACAGTGCCCCAAAACGATCTAGGTGAGTTACCCCTTCGGTTTCGAACATATACTCTAGCTTCTTTGTGATTGTTGGCAAGTCTTCCATTGGAGTTGCTTGGTGCATTGCGGGTGAAGCGTGTACCTTCTGACCGCTGAAAAGCTTTGTATAAATGTCCTGTGCCTTCTCCAAGCCGATATCTTCTGTTCGGTATGATACTGCTGCACAACGGGCCATAGAAACGGTTCTGGCGGTTTCTAGTGACAGCGACTCTCCACTTAGAGGGTCAATGTAGTCTGACCATTCACAATACTCGCCTCGATATGTTGTGATGTATGGAAGATGCCATTCACCGGGATACAACAGCGTAGGTTCATTTTCTTCCCGGAGATTCTTCATCTGACGAGCCAACTCAGCAATTTCGGGTTGTGCGTCCTCTGCATCTCGAAGCCAGAAGAAGTTTTCGAATTCGGTTGCTGTTGTCACACCCTTCGCCATGGTGTGCCAGTCGTTTAGGCGATTGCTCCACTGCTTGTGTAGTTGGAGTTCATTCAGCGCCTTGGAGTATTGCTTTGCAGACTCGATTGCCTGCGACCAAATGTCTTGAGCGGCAGTTACATCATCGATGTCCTCATCCTTTGCAACCATCCCCGCCTGATTCTTTCCCCACCTGATAGGATAGAAAGATTCAATCTCTACGTTTCTGTTAACGGGGATTGCTCGGGCGCTTGAAAAGTTTCGAGCAACTAGTGCGTGTGTGTTGTATTCTGCTAGAAGGCATTTGGGAAGTGTAATTTCAAAAGTCGTGATTCGCTTTCCTTGTGGTGAAATGCTATCTGCTAGAATTTTTGCTGTTGGGTTTGCCATTCTTTCTCCTAAAGTTTTTTCCATTGTGTAAATTTAAGCTTAAGCTCAAGACCATAGTAAGTGTTTTCGTCTATCAGTGTTTGAATGTCTTCTTCGCCAGACACAACTGCTTGATTAATGTCTTTGTATTTGAAGCTCTCAGGCCATATGACTACACCCTTGCCAGAATCAATGCCTCGACTAATCATGTCAACCACTTCTTTGTTTCTTGGTTGATTGTCATATATCAAGATGTCTGCGATGTCAACTGTATGAAGTGCAGCATTACAAGAGGCTACACAGTTATTGACAAACATCGAATCTACTGGACCTTCAACACAATAAACCGTATCTGATAGATTTACTCGATCTAGTCCATATTGTAACCTGTCCGTGCTGTCAGAATCAAATTTGATCATTATGTATTTGTTTGGCTCATCGCCGAAACATCTGGCAGAAAACCCAATGTCGTTGCCTAACTTGTCCCTAAAGGGAATGATCAATCTTGGGTGGTCGTGTTTTATATCTTCGAACTGTTCTTTCCACTCCGAAGCCCACTTAAAAAACTTTGGTGTATAGTAGAATTCTGCTAGCCTGTCAATCGGAATCTTTCTACTGATCACGTACTGATATGCGGGGTGATCTTCCCTGAGAGACAAGAGCTTTTTGGTGTTTATGTATGGGGAAATTTTTGATTGGGCTAGGGCAGATGCCATTAGTTCTGGGGGGGTGTGCGCTTTCTGCTCTTGGGGCTTTTGAGTATAGAAGCCAGAAGATTCTTTATATGTCTCTAAATTATAATCTTCGTAAGTTGGATAGTCAAAACTCTTCAGAAAGTTTCTGAGGGATTGGTTCTGTCCGCAATTGTGGCACGAGTACCAGTAGGAGTCTCCACGAGGATACCAATAGCCTCTTTTCTTGGTCTTCTTGGTTTTGGAGTCTCCACAAAGAGGGCATCGACAGTTGGCAACATCCGAAGACTTCCATTTGAATCCGTCGAACTTGGAAGAGATTATGCTTACATATTTTTTATCAATGAACAACATAGTAAAGTCTACCGCCAAAAAGAAAAAGGGAATGTGTATATTCTACACACTCCCTCTAAGAAGAGTCAAAATTTTTTGTTTTTGTTATTACCGGCTATTTTTGATGGTATAAAATTCTGTCTCTAGTTTCTTTACGTTGTCAACAAGTTTGTGAATTTCTATTGTATTTTGTTGGTGTTGCTCTAGCACCTTTGTGGCGACGTAGCCAAACACGCCTTGAATTGCCAAGAACACCACTGCGATAACCTTTGCCCCACCAAGAATCCTGTTAGCCATATGCTCTTGTTCTTTGATGTGAGTAGACACTTCGGTTTGGAGGTCTTTTACTTCTGTTCGAGTAAGCTGTGTGATGTGTATGGTGTCAACTAGAAGAACGGATATGCGATAAAGAACCAACAATCTCATTCGAGTTTCTGGATCAGACTCACTTGCTAGCATTTGTTCTATAGAGTGTACTACATCTTCATCTGAAATTCTGTGGTGAGATTGGTGCATCTTCTTTCCATTTTCTTATTAGTAATTTATCTTGGTTGCAGAGTGCTAGAGCGGACTCTAAGTTTTGTTTCTGAATCAAAAGACTTTCATTTGTTGAATATTCTACTTCTTCCGCGACACAATCATTCAGAAGTTCCTCGGGAGGATACTGTTTGATCACTATCGTTTGAATCTCTGGTTTGGGTTCCACTAGACTGCAACCAGTCAATGATAGCAGGGGGAATAGGAGTAGAAAGCCACTTAGAATTTTCCGAATCATTTTTAAGCTTCTCTCTTTCTCTAGTCAGTTCTTTCTGTAAGTTTTTATTTTTGACCGTAAACTCTTGTTTTTCTTTAACAAGAATATTGTTGGCTTGCATTTGCGCGAACAAGTTCTTGTTTAGTTCTCGGATTCTTTCGTTTTCTAGTTCTTTAAGAGTGGCTATTTCTTCAATGTAGACTTTAGAAACTTTGTTTTTGGTGTAGTCGTGAGTGAGTTTCATTGTACTGCCAACTATACCCACAACTACAGCAAGAGTCAAAAATATCTTTGCGTTACTCTTTATCAATGCCAGAGTCGGAATCAACATCTTTCGTTTCCTTGTGGTGGGTTTCTACTTTGTCTGGTATCAACAGAGCGATTGTTTGTGCCACAAGAATTCCCACTACAATGTAATGCTCTATGTTGGCTTGGTCTAAAGTGTAACCTGCGGCTGTTGCGCCCAACACAACAATCGCTCGCATTGTGCTCGCTTCTGCTAATCGGTCAAAGAAGTAGTTAGCTACCTTTAGAAGCCTTGTAGAAATCCTTGAAAGCCTGCTTCGTTTTTCTTTTGTATCGTTTAGCATCTTTCTTGTATATTCTCGGAGTTGAAGAATCTATAGCAGATGTTGTGACTGTCGGAACGCCGCCTTCGCCATCTTCTTCAAGATTATCTTTAGTGCTCATATTGAGTTTAACTCTTTTAGTATTTTGTCGTCCAGTTCGGAGTAGCAAACTTCAACCTGATTTAGAAAATAAAGAAAAGTTTTTAGTGCCTTTTGTCCAGATTCTTTGTTGTTGTCAACTAATATATAAACCGCAGCGTCCTTTTGGAATACATTGAAAATCAAAATCAAATGATTCAAAATCAATTGAACCTTGACTTCTCCTGTTTCTGTATACCTATTTATGAGCCTCTTGACATACTTAAACCTAGAAAAGTCTTCTACAAATTCATCAATTGTTTTTGTTTCGGGACTCTCATATGCCAATTTGGCTAACTCGACGTAGGATTCCGAATCGTAATAATCAACTAATGATCGCATTGTAATATGACTTTACTACCCAATTCGAGCCAATGAATATTAGTGTTGCGGTTGCGCCAACAGACGCAAATCTGATTGAAGTGAAGCCAATTTTTTGAACCGGAAAAACGTAAACATCAGAAGTCAAAGTCTTTGCAATGAATGTAACCTCTTGACCTTCGACGCCGGAAGTTAGATTAACATTGATCGCTGCCGCGCTTGAGTTTTCCAAACTAACATATTTGCTAGTTGGAGAAATAACAGAAGTTGAATTTACAATGTCTGGTGCCTGTTGATGAACAAAAGGTCCAGTAAATCTTACAGGCACAGATACAGCATCAAACAAATTTTCAATTGTGATTGTTTGATTCTGATGGCTGCTTGTAGGAACGAGTAGTGGAACCCTATCCGACGCATTTACGGATAGGGCCACTGGCATTGAAGAAAATTTTACCTGACCAGACATTATAAACTCTTATTTTAGTTAAAAGAAACTAGGGCCGTTGTGGGTGCGACGAAAGTGATTGGTGCCGCAACTGGGCTTAGTGCTCCGCCCGGAAGAATGTCATACACTCCACCGTTTGTGAGATCAATCGAAGTGTCCACAGAAATTGTCCCTGCCGCAGCTACGTCATCTTCAACTACAGTGTAGCTAAATGCGACATGGGTTGCCGTAGAATTGGCAGAGTCAAATTGTAGTACCCGAGATTCTGCACCAACAGTCAAAGCGATTTCTGGGCTTCCAATTACGGCAACTGCTTCGCTGAACTGTACAACTACAACCAGTGAATCGCCAGTAACTAGAGGCTCGTTATTTGCTGTAACTGCAACGATTGTTACTGGATCAACTTCGTCTGCGTTCTTTGCTTGTAGGTTTGAGATTGCTACCAAAAGTTCTCCGGTAGTGGGATTTTCCCATCCCATTTTTCCGACAACTGCGGTGCTAAACCATGTTGGGGGTGTGGTTCTTGTCCATGCTGACATTTTTGTTATACTCCTTTGTTTTGCACTTCTGAATTTGCATCGACTTCGTCAGCAGGAACTTCAGTGTCCGCAACATCTTGGTCGATATCTGGGTTAATGGTAGTTAGAATTTTATCTAGGAAAGAATTAATAGTGGGTGAGTTTCTTTCGAGTTGAGCAACCTCAGTTGGGTTTTCTCTTTTCCAACGCTCGAACTGATATGCAAAACGAGACTTCAATGAAGAGCTAGGAATCTTTTGAATCATGTCAATGAAAGTGTCAACAAACTCGTCTGAGTCGCCTTCTGCTTCCTTGATCACAGATTCTTTTCTGACATCCTTTGCGTTCTTCGTGGTCTTTCCATTTTGGATTTTCACTTGGATGTTGAATGCATCTTCAAGTGTGCCGAATACTTCTGCGAGTCCGGGGTTTGATTTGATTGCTGCTGAGTAGAACTGTCCGAAAGAGCGAACCCACATTGTGTATTCACGAATGAACTGTTGCTTAGCGTTAGGCGACACCGAACTTTCTAGAAGCTCTTTAAGTGGCTTTAGCCAGCGTTCCATTGACTCTACTTGAGAGAGGTCACGACCTGACTTGTCAGTTCTCTCTGACACCACGCTTTCTACTGCTTCTTTGATTCTGCCTTGATTGGTCAGAACCTGAGCAATCGCGTCGTATACTCTGGTTTGTGTTTGACGATCCATTTTGTATCCTGTTATAAAAGGTTTGTTTATACCTATTTAGGTAAAATTATTCAGCGGACTTTGGTGATGCGAGTTTATAAAGTTTCTTCATGTACTCTTCTTTGTAAGCATTTGGATCGGCAGCGATAATCATGGCTGTAACGAACCTACCAATCGTATCTCTAATCTTCTGCATCTCGTTTAAGTAGTCCCCTCCAGCATGCCTGAAAGAGATATACTTGTTCTTTTTCAATGTGTCTACGTTTGTTTCGTAGCTAATAGATGCGTAGTGGTTATCTGCGAAGTATTTTGCCGACAGAGAAAGACGCTTGATATTATCCGGTGTCAGACCAACAATGCTATCTAACGCTGCTCCCTTCTCTAGATCATCTAGAACAGAGCGAGCCATCGCAGAACCTTCTCTACCAAATGACTTCAACACATACTTGTCACCCAAAAATAGTGTTAGCTTTAAAACATCAATCTTGGCTGGAATAGAAACGTTGATGTGTAGTCCGGTTGATTTGTTTGTTACCCATCCATGTTTTTTGGATGCTGCATAGAATGAATCAAGTGCTGCCATGGCCTCATTTGGTTTAAGCGGAGGACTGACAACTTCTGCTCCAGTATAATTGAATTTGTCGTCCGGCCTAATCGTTGTGTCTGGTTCGATATACCAGTCTGTGAGGTTCTTTGTAATTGTCTTTGCGATGTCAATGACGTGAACTTGTGTCTTGGCAATCTCGGCTTGAGTCACATCCCTAACAGAATTCTTAATCAAGTGATACCTATCGTCAACGTCTTTTTCTTGTGGCGAATATTTCAATCCAAATTTCTTAAACAGTCCAGCAATGTTTCCATAGGAATCGGAAACAAATGAGTTTAGCTTCGATCTAGTAACTTCGTCAATGTGATCCATGAATAGAAGGTAGTCGTCAGTTTCTTCATACTCACTAAGCTCAAGAAAGTCAGCCAGTCTAGCTTGAAGTTCAGTAGACGCACCCAATGTTACGAACTTTGTCATATTGACCAATGAGTGTTTGTCATAGACTTCATCGTACAAAGATGTTAGCTTGTCCAAACCATCTTCACTAAGAGACTCCAAAAAGTCTTTTGTCTTTTGTTTGGCCCACTTTGTGTAATCGTCGGAGATTTCGAACTCAACGTCCTCGCTTACGCTGTCTGCGGAAGCCTTGATCCACGACAGAAATTCTTGGATACTTTTTAGATATGTCCATCGAGAAGAGGTAATGTTGAGTTCATCTTGGTTATCCAAAGGAACTCCAACCTCAAACTCAAATCCGATAAGAACTCCCTTGTCTCCAGCGGTAACTAGACCTTTAGAGAAAACGGACGGAGACATTTTTACTTCATTTACCACGCGCATTTAGATACCCTTCCTTTTACTAATATTTATACTTCTCAAACAAAATGGGGCCAGTGGCCCCATTTTCGTCATGCCAGCAAACATTACATGTTAGCTTTGTTTTGAGAAATTAGCTTGGCGTAGATAGAGACTGTTGACTCTGAAACCTTCTTCTCTTTAGGTTCATCTTCAAGTTCTTCGATGTCTTCAGATTCCCATTCGGACTCTTGCTCCGAGCCTGTTCCAAGTTCTGCTCCAGCTTCGAAAGCGTCTGACAGTGCAATGCGAA